CTTACCTTTTTTCTGTTTATTCTTTGCCATTATGTTTAGTTGCTGTATATGTTTTACATCTGGGCCCATTGATTGTAATCCATAATTATGAGCAGCATGTAACATTATTGACAAAGGTAAGGGTACTAAGGTCAATAAATAGTGTGCAACTAAGTTGTACACAGTTTTATTAGTCCAGCTTTCAAAACCACCTATGAGTAAAGTCATAGGAGTTCCAAAATACCATTTTAGAGTTTCCTCTAAACACACTAAGCCAAACGACTCAAGATCGTATTTAGTGATTGCCTGTTTAAATGACAATAAGTGATAATTATCACTGGTGCCCCAATCAACATCACAAATTTTAGAAGTGAGCTGATCCACTAATACGATAGGGAAAGATGAGGGCAATTCGTATGCAGCCAATTCATCAATTGGTATATCATAACGATTTGCATAATATTCAACTGTCTCATAGCACATATCGTGTTTGTAACGGTTATAGGTACTGTATTGATTGGTAACAGCTATGCCGCCGGAATGTTTCAAAAGCTGTTGCAGTATGGGAACGAAACTAATTTCATTTTCCATGCCTTTAATCACACCCCTAAATTGTTGATATATCTGAGCATCGTTGTAGTTAGTGTTCCTATCCAAAAGGTTTTGGCCAATATACGGCCAATTTTAGGCCCCATTGCCCACCCATTGGCTACTGGAACTAATAGTTTCGAACAAAACTCTACATTTTCAACAGTAGTGTATGACAGCTTTGCTTTGAATCCCAAAGATTCAATTGTTTCCTTAACGCCTTTTAAGTCCAAAATATGATCAGTTTCAATGACTGAGTCGTCGCCTTTAACTATAAATTTGGTTAAATGGCCACCACATGCATGATGCATTATTATTATATTGAGGATGGTGTTACCAAGTAGTGTGTCGGATCTGCCTGAGAACCTAAATCCCCCTGCTACAAACTCAATACCCTGTGAAGTTTTAACTTCAATATCGTGTAAATCACGTCGCATTATGTCCACTACATCAATGGGAACGCCGCATAGTTCATAAAATTTGTAAACTAGCGCCAGTGCCCTAATTGATTGAGTTCCATCAAAAGATGAAAAATCATTCATAAGATAATTAGTGAATGTGCTGAGATAGTCGGCTATTATTTCCCCGTGGGATGACAAAGGAAAAAATATTTTCGAATCGTTATTAAGCCGTTCAGCCAACAATTTGCTGAGTGGATTAATCCACACTCCAATACGTGAAGTGATATCGGCAGTGGTGGCTGATATACAACGTGCGAACTTGGAGTCCGAAGTTGTGGCTTCATTTTTCAAAAACAGTTTAGTCTTGGTCTCATCTTTAAATTGATGTTCCACAGTAGCGTTTAACTCTTTACGCAACCTCTTTTGTTTCTTACCATCGAAATTACTCAACCAATCATCCAATGTGATAGGTTTTAAATCTCTACGAACTCTATCTGCGATGTCCAATAGCATTTGAGGAATTTCAACCCTATCCCAAGCCTCATCACTTGTATCGATGACGTTCAACATACGATTAGTGATAGCCTTGTGAACATTATGGGTGCAATTTCTAGGAAATGCTGGAATATGGTGCATGCACATAAGAGCTGGGTAAGCCCTGATTTTAGGTTTGCATTCGCTCTCAGAAATCCTGGGGAACCAACTACATTTGTTTTTATCAACCAATCCATCGCCTGATTTGGTACAGTAGTCGATTACAGCATATTTTAGAGATAAAGGTCGTGCAAACCTGTGTACCACTAATGCGGTACTGGTGGCTAGAGCTGCATATCCAAAAATATGAGTTCTATAATCATGATACACATTATATATGGTTCTACGGAGCCAACTAGCGTTAGAACGCAAGTCTAAAACCGTGGCATTATTAGCACTAATTGCATGCTCAGCAGTTAGACTAATGCTAACTGGTTGAGTAACATGAGGTGCTTCTTCCATGAACCAATGATTTGCGTATTCTCTCACCTCAAACTGAGATATTTTCTCATCTTTCAGATGATGTGCCACATCCTCGACAAATTTACTGATGCTGTAACTATTAATAGTTCGGAAAAACTTATAATGATGTTTACATGCTTCTAGTATTATGTCTTCATCATTAAAAGACATTGCCGGGGATTGAAATGGCGTATCAATTATGATAAATTCCCAGACCTGATCATGAAGGAAAGTATGGCGCAGGTAATATTTAAGGGTTTTACCATTCCCACAATTGTAGGATCCGGTGGAATTCATCCAGGACATATCCTGGTGGATATATGGTACCCCATTACCTTTCGGAGAAACCTGCATCATACCTTTCCTATACTTCATAGTCAGCTCACCATCATACAATTCTTCAGGTTTATCCCGATAGTCGTGTATGACGGCATAATGAGCATTATACTTGTATTTTAACATGTTCTCACATATTTGATTAGGAGTGAGGTAATAAAGAGAGTGAACGCTCATGCTTATGTCCCCAGGACAGTCGCAGCTGTCCCAATCATGGTTGCATGCATTACCAACGGTATCATAGTGGAAATCACTAGATATCAAATGTGGTCTTATACTATGCACGTAGGGTCGATGAGCATTAGTGTGTCTGATTGAACTGCCACCAACGTCATGAATCTCTCCATGACTCTGGCCGTTTCTGTGTAGGTATTTAATGCAATATGTGATAGCAATTGCCTCTGCCACATTGCGGGCTGAAGCTGCCAATGGGTGCCCATTGGTGCCATCATAAACTTTCAAGCTTTTGTCCACGGGATGATATTTGTTTAGTTTTGCGTATTTTTGTTCATCCCAAT